TGATAACAGAGGCTTATGGACGCTATATTTCAATGAGAACGTACACAAAGAATTCAATCCACACCTTTACGACTAGCGGCACAACAGGTCATCCGAAACAGGTTCAACACAGCCAAGAGTTTTTGGATGAAGTTTCCCAAGCAAACATTGATCTGTATGGTCATACCAAAAAATCTAAACTGTTGAACTATATGGCTCCTATGAGCATAGGGACTGCGGTCATGATGGATAATGTTCAACGCATGATTGGGTGCGAGGTTCTGCATGAGAAGTTTAATCCATTTACATTCATAGATTATATCCATGAGGTAAGACCAACATTTATGGTAATGCCACCGAATATGTGGCGCGTCTTATCTAAGATGAGTTCATGGCAGGAATTGGATATGTCCTCATTTGATTGTGTCTCTGTTGGCGGTGATTTCACAGCCAATGGTATGTTACATGATATAGCAAGGCGTGGAGCTAAGAAGGTTCTCAACGTCTATGGATCAACAGAGGTTCCCCCGCCTGTTTTGTATAGCTATGGAGAAAATCATTATTCTCGCTATAAAACCCCTGATGGTGTCAGCATGAAGTTCTCAGACAGGCGAACTCTAATGTGCAAGTGGGATAGTCAAGGTGAATGGTGGGACAGTGAGGATTTGGTAGAGGGCAAAAACGTCTGGGATTTTTACCTAAAGGGCAGAGAGCGCAACATGTTCAAACAAGACAATGTTCGTGTTTACCCAGAGGAAGTTGAAAAAACAGCCGTCCATTATGGTGCATCCATCGCCTTATGTAGACAGGTGAACTTCAATGCGGTTGTTTTTTACACGGGCGATATGAATGAATTTTCATTGCATCAGGAATTGAAACACATTCCAAGGCTGCGAATGAAAAGGGTAAGTCATATTGAGGTGGATGAAAATTTGCGTAAGATTGTAAGAAATCAATCTATCCCTACTTAAATAGACAAACGGCATAGAACTGTGATAAGTTGCCTATAGTATAGCGCACCAAAAAAGGGTTCTCAATGTCATCATTTTTTCCATTCGGCGCATCCCCGTTTGCAGATGATATTGATGTCATCGAAGTTTTTGGTGGACAGGGGATTACTTCAGGTTCGCCAGTTGTAGATGAGATTGATTTTACGCAAGGCCACCAATTTTCTGCGAATGATCTATCCTCTCAAGCGCCTACAATAGACACATCCACAATTGCACAGGATCAGGTCTTAGCTGCGAATGGTGTTACAACTGGAGCGGCTTCTATAGATGCGGCTGATTTTACGGAAAATAATGTATTCAGTACATCTGATTTGAATACTGGATCACCATCCTTAGATACTACACAAATTGACCAAAACCATGACCTTGATGCGAATGGGATTACAACTGCACAACCACAGCTTGATCAGCCAACGGGCATTCAAACTCATATACTTACAACCTCTAACCTGATTGGTGGCACCCCTAGTGTTGGCAACCTTACAATGTCTGAGGGCGAAACCTTTAATACTGGTGAGGTTTCAACGGGCAATCCTGTTTTGGGGAGTGCATCAATCTCTCAAGAGCATGGTCTGTCTGGAAATGGAATAACCACAGGCGCACCATCTCTTGGAAATCCATCTGTTTTGGAAACAACGCCTCTCTTCGCAGATGGAATTACTACTTCAGCGCCCAATGTCCCAAGCGCGACTTTTGATCAAGACCATGTTGTCTCAACAGCCAATTTAAACACAGGGAACCCGTCTGTCTCATCAACTGCATTTGCTCAAGTTCATGTGTTGCTTGGTAATACAATATCATTGAATTTGCCTATAGTCGCAAATGCTACGATGTCTGAAGAGGAGACATTCACAACAGCTAATTTGGACACGGGTGCGCCTGATCTCTCTACAGCGACTATAAACCAAGAACATGATTTAGATGCCGATAATGTAGATGCTCAGTCTCCCGATATTGATACTGGAACAATTAATCAAGATCATCAGCTTGGCGGCACTACAATTTCAACGGGATCACCTTCCGTCGAAAGTGTCCCAATGTCTGAAGAAGAGACATTCAACACCGCCAATGTTAGCACTGGTGCGCCTTCACTTGGAACGGCTTCAATTTCTCAAGACCATAAAGTCAATGGGGACAACCTTGATGCTCAAGCCCATGATCTTGGTACAGCAACTATTGAACAAGACCATCAGCTTGCAGGGGATGATCTTGATAGCGGTTCTCCATCCGTGGACAATGCCACAATGTCAGAGGATGAAACCTTTGCTGGGGATGGTTTCGTTACTGGCGCTGTTGATATTGGCTCTGCGGACATTACGGAGAACAACGTATTCTCTACGGCTGGATTTGTTTCTGGAATTCCAGACTTGGGGTCGCCTTCAATATCCCAACAACAAATCTTTACGGCAAACGGTATCACCACAGGAACACCGTCTATCCCATCGCTGTTGTATGATGCTGGTATATCGCGCTTTATCAGCGCCTCTGCAAACTCAAGGAATGCTGTAGTCCTTCAAAACACAAATCCAAGAAACTCCGCTGTATTGTCAAACACAGGACGTAATCGTGCAGCATAACTGGAAATCTTTACGAATTTGTGTATGATGGGTTCAAATCAAAGGTGAGAAGCCATGCCCTTTAAACTCAAAAAGAACGATACAAGCCCAATTCTGCAAACCACTATTACTGATGCTGCTAATAATGCGGTTGATCTTACTGGATCATCAGTTCGGTTCCATATGAAGCGTTATGGGGCTTCTACTGCAAAGGTAGATGCGGCTGCTACGATATATGATGAAGAAAACGGGATTGTTCGTTATGCGTGGCAATCTTCAGACACAGACACGGGTGGTTCTTTCATAGGCGAGTTCGAAGTCACCTACAGTGATGGAACAATAGAAACTTTTCCAAATTCTGGGTACATCCAAATTGATGTCTTAGATGATATTACATAGGTGCTTCAATGTCAGGACTGCAAATAGTAACAGAACCAGCCAGAGAGCCAGTTACGGCGATTGAGGCACGGGAACATCTCCGATTAGATGATGACGTCGATAATATCCAAGTGATGGCCTATATCATGGCGGCGCGTGAATGGGCAGAGAATTACACGGGCAGAGTGTTCATAACGCGAACACTGCGGCAGTTCTTGGATAGTACCCCCGCAGTTACGAATAACGGTTTCAACGGGTATAGAACAGGCCATCAAAATTCTTTGACGGGTGGTCAATATGCCATTGAGATTTCCGCATCCCCAGTGATCAGCGTTACCTCAGTCAAATATTACAATGACGCAGGGACAGAAAGCACATGGGCGACAAGTAATTACTATGTCGATACAGTCAGAGACATCCCCCGCATTGTTCTGTTGGATGGTGGTTCATGGCCTACTGATTTGCGCGGTGCCAATGGATTGGAAATCAATTTTACGGCTGGTTATGGTTCTTCCCCAGATAGCGTTCCAGAGCCTATTAGGGTAGCGATTTTGCAATATTGCACCTTCTTGTATGAACATAGGGGGGACTTTGAGCGTTACCCAGCGCCTACGCCACCCGCGATATTGAGGACATTGCTTCAGCCATACAAGATCATGAGATTTGGCGCTACGCCTTATGAGAACGTGTTGAGGTCGGGGATTGGCTGATGTCTATAGGTCGTATGAGGGAAAGGCTTGAACTGCAATCGTACACGCGAACATCTGATGATGGGGGTGGTGCAGCATTATCATGGTCTAAGGTTGCAACTATCTTTGCTGAGATTGAGCCTCAAAGCGCCAGAGAAAGCGAGTTTGGGCGAGACAACCAATTGAGAGAGGTTGCCAAGCATAAGATCACGGTTCGTTATCGCAAGGATTTGACGCATAAAAACAGGCTTTCTCAGACCTTTGTAAGATTTGATGGTCAGCAAGAAACGCGAATTTTCAATATCAAGGGCGTGATTAACGTAGATAATCGGTTCAAGTTCTTAGAGTTGGATTGCGAAGAGGGCGTCCCAACATGAGCATTCGCACGAAGGTAATTCGCAAAGGCAAAGCCTCACAAGTCAGCAAAGCTTATGAGCGCAAGGTTCAGCAAATTATCGCTGCAAGTGCGCAGATGGTTAGGAACACGGCTGTTACATCTATTCAGGAGCATGGAAGTTCTGGGATTACTTATGAAAAATACAATCCAAGACGGACCCATACGGCATCTTCAGATGGAAACCCGCCTAATACTGACACGGGATATTTAGCCAATAATATCTTTGAAGTTATTGATGGCGACAAAATGGGTGCCAGTGTCGAAAGCAGGGCAGAGTATTCAGAGTTTCTTGAATTTGGCACAAGCAAAATGGATGCGCGTCCTTTCATGCAACCCGCTCTTGAAGAAAATAGGCCAAAGATAAGAAGAATGTTCAAGCGTCTTAAAGGGAGCGGTCTATAATGTCTTTACATTCGTGGGAATTACAGAAGGCAATCTATTCAGCCCTTAACGGCAATGTCACTGGGATTGGCGGTACTGGGAATGTTTCTGTTTATGATGATGTCCCAGAGCAAACGTCTTACCCTTATGTCTTGATGGGCGAAGAAACTACATCGAATAATGGCACAAAAACCCTTGATGGCCTTGAGCATACATTAACTATTCATGCGTGGTCCCAATACAGAGGAAGGCGCGAGATTAAAGAGATCATGCAAAGTATCTATTCTTTGCTCCACGATAGTGCTATAACAGTAACAGGAGCATCGCTAGTGCTTATCAGACAAGAGTTTTCAACAACACTAGCGGAGAATGATGGAATAACGCGGCACGGGGTCATGAGATTTCGGGTCGTTATGTTTGACACATAGGAGATAAAATATGGCGGCTCAAAAAGGTTCAGCGATGTTGCTTAAAATCGGCGCGGATAATACTGCGTCTGCGGCAAGCGATACATACACAACCATTGGTGGCTTGAGAACAACATCAATTACTCAGAATGAGGAAGCGGTTGACGTAACAACCATTGATGATGCAGGTATCCGTAAGCTTTTAGCAAATGGCGGCATTCAGTCTGTTACGATTTCGGGAAGCGGCGTCTTTACGGATGCGGCATCAGAAACAACTCTTGAAAGCGCGTTTGCGGCATCAGACTTTCATAACTTCCAAATCTTGGTTCCTGATTTCGGAACATACACTGGGGAGTTCATGGTTGCGTCATTGGCGTTCAATGGTGAGTATAACGGAACAGTCCAATACGATGTGACCCTTGAAAGCAGTGGCACAGTTACCTTCGCTACCGTGTAGGCTAATTGATGGCTTGGAACTCTGTTAAAGTAAGTATCAATGACACTGAGGTATCAGGCTTCCAAAGAGGCTTGCTATTTTCAGTGCCATTTGATGCGGAGATTTCCGTAGGCACAATTTTGAATGTTGACAAGAATGATTATAAGGTGGTCAGTATTGTCAATGTAGGCAATCGAAATGAGGTCTGCGAAATTCAAACAGAGGAGTTAGAAATTGACAAACCCAAAACGCGGAGAGCTAAAGTTAAGTCTGGGAAATCAGACATATAACTGCAAAATATCAATGGACACAATAATGCGTATTGAGCAAAATTGTGGGCGTGGTATTTTGAAGATCGCAAGCGGATTGCAAGACGCAGATTTTTCAGCGACAGATATGGTTTCCATTTTGACGCCAGTAATCAGAACAAGCGGCACTGATGTCAAAGATCGTGACGTCCAAAAGCTTATCTGGGAAGCTGGGTTTACAGAGGGCATCAGGTTGGTTGCGGAGATTATTGTTCACATCTTGGGGGATGAGGAGGGAAACGCGATAGCGGCGGTCGCATAGCAGTTGAAGAACTGCCTTGGGATGAATGGATCAAAGTTGCCTTGGGCAAAATGAGAATGAGTTCAAGTGAATTTTGGTCGATGTCATTGCAGGAGTTTTACCTAGCTATTGAAGGATTTAGTGAGTTTCATTCTAGTGGTAAACCGCCACCGCTGAAAAAGGATGAACTTGAGAACTTGATGGAGTTATATCCCGACTAATGGCTACGACAGTTGATACCCTCTTAGTCCGCATTGAAGCGGATATGGCTGATCTCAAGCGTGATCTTGCCAAGGTTTCTCAAACTACTGAGCGACATACAGACCGCATGGCTGATGCTTTCCGAAAGGTAGGGCGAGCCATTGCGGTTATCGGCGGCACTGCAATCTTTGGTTCGTTTATTAAAAGCGCCATTGATACTGGGTCACAGGTTGAGGCTTTAAAAGTTCAACTTGACGCTTTGCTTGGTAGCGCGGAACAGGGCGGCAAAGCATTTGATATTATGGCTAAGTTTGCGGGTCGTGTTCCGTTTTCATTAGCCGAAATTCAAGCTGGTTCGGGTTCCTTGGCTGCGGCTTCTAATGATGCAGATGAATTAGGTGAGCTTCTACAGGTCACGGGTAACATTGCTGCACAGTTTGGCATTCCATTCAATGAGGCGGCGGCTAACGTGCAGAGGGCAATGTCTGCGGGTATTGGCGCTGCAGACTTATTCCGTGATAAGGGCGTTAGTGCATTTGCGGGATTTGAGGCTGGTGTTAGCTATAGTTCATCTGAAACCGTTAAAAAGTTACTTGAGAATTTTGGAACTGGCGGCAAAGCAGATGGTGCTATGGATGCGTTTGCTCAGACAACGGCTGGTACAGTCTCCATGTTTGGCGATGCAATGCACAGGTTCAGGACTTCAATTGCTGAAAGTGGCCTGAACGAAGGGTTTAGAGATTTTATAAATTCCCTTACAGCCGCGACTAATTCCAGCATGAACCTTGCGGAAGTAATAGGAAATGTTCTTGGTAAGTCGTTTCAATTCCTGTCAAGGGCCGTTGATGCGGTTATGATAGTGTTATCTCCGCTTGTAGATGTATTTCGATCTTTGCTTAGTACAATGTCTGTTGTCGCTAGTGTATTTTATGAAGCATTCGGAGATCAGATACAAACGCTAATTCTAGCCTTTAATACCATCTTTTCATTAGTGGTTACTAATTTCAAAAATATTATTGTCGCTGTAGGGGTATATAAATCTCTTAAATTTGCGGCAAGCCTTACATCATCGGCGTGGTCGGCTTTGCAGCTTGCACGAAGCTTAAATGCGGTTGCTGTGGCTCAAAGAATTGTAAATACAGTTGTTAAAAGGGGATTGGGTTTTTGGATAGCTATTGGGGTTTTGTTTGGCTCCATTCTTGGTCTTACAGATAATTTGGCTGCGGAGATTGAGACGCTAGGTGAAAAAGTTATAGCTATGTTACCCAAAGAATTGAAAGATGAACTGGGTGATTTAACAGTAGAATTTGAAAAATTTATGGCTGCGGCTACAGACGCAAAGTCTATACTATTTGGATTAGAGCCTACACCTCTTATTAGTGAAGACATTAATAGTTCAGAAGGAGAAATTAGAAGGGCGGCTGAACGTATTCAAGAGGCATTGGCGGCTGGTGCGTCTGGAGGCGGGAAAAAAACTTTAAGTGAATTACAAAAAACTATTAATGCAAATATTGGCCCTATCCATAAGCTAGAAGAAGAGTTTA